ACGCTTTGAGCGGGCAGAGAGGGGAGGGATATCTGTGAATATTGCGTACAACGTGGACTGCATGGAGTATATGCGGACGCTGCCGGATAAGGCGTTTGATCTCGCGGTGGTAGATCCTCCGTATTTCAGCGGCCCGGAACGCCGGGGCTATTACGGCAGCAGGGTAAGCAAGAGCGGCGTGCATAGGGATTACCCGATCTCCCCGGAGTGGGAAATCCCGGGCGTAGAATATTTTGATGAGCTAAACAGGGTGGCGCAGAAGATCATAGTCTGGGGCTGCAACTACTATAAATATATTTTTCCGCCCGGACGAATTGTCTGGGATAAGTGCAACGGGAAGAGCAGCTTTAGCGATTGCGAGATCGCAGCGACAAATTGCCATGATAGCGTCAGACTGATCCGGTATATGTGGAACGGAATGATGCAGGGCAAAAGCATCGCCGACGGCGATACCCAACAGGGAGACAAGCGAAAAAACGAGAAACGGATTCACCCAACGCAAAAGCCTGTCGCGCTCTATGCGTGGATCTTCGCCCGGTATGCAAAGCCGGGAGACAAGATCATCGACACGCATCTTGGGAGCGGGAGCAGCCGGATCGCTGCATATGACGCAGGGCTGGATTTTGTGGGGTGCGAGATCAATAAGGATTATTTTGCAGCACAAGAGGAGCGCTTCGCCGCGCATACGGCGCAGCTATCACTATTTGTATAAAAGAGGATGGAGTATGGCAAAGAGGCACAAGCGCCGGAAGTTTTCCGGGAGGGTCTGCGAGCAGATCGTGTACACGGTGGCGGGCGGCACGGATCTGAAGACCAGCCGGCCGAAGAGGCCGCGGTTCCAGTCGCAGGAAGAACGCGACGAGCTGAACACCAGGGTCTCGGCCGGGAAGTTCGCCGGGATCGTCAACGCCAACTTCGGGTCGACCAGCTACTACTCCACATTGACGCTAGACCCAGAGCATGAGGTACATACCGCGCAGGAGATGCGCCGGATCCGGGATAATTTCTACCGCCGCATGGTCTACCGGTATCCGGAGGCCAAGATCGTCATCGTCTACGGCCGGGGCAAGTCGACCAACCGCTTTCACCTGCACCTGATCACGGACGGCATTCCTGCCGATGCGCTGGGCCAACTCTGGGGCCTCGGCAGCGTCATCGACTGCAAGCCACTGCGGAAGCACAACTACTATTTGGATGAGAACGGAAATAAGGTCGACCACGGGCAGGACTACACGGCGCTGGCCAACTACCTGCACGGTCACTGGCGCAAGGAGTTCGGCGGCCACCGGTACAAGGCCAGCCGAAGCTGCGTCCGGCCGGAGCCGGAGCCCGCGACCGAGGCCGTGCGCGAGTACAGCCCCAAACATCCGCCCGTCGCCCCGCGAGGTTACATCCTCGTAGAGGCCCGGACGACAAAGTACGGGTATCAATATTATAAGTATGTCGTCGACCCAAGATCAGAGCACAAGCGGAACGGGAGCCGCTTAAATTAAACCTTGTATATGCGTAAGGTTTTAAAACGAAAGGGTGATAGGGACGAGCGACTACTGGCACAGGGAGTATATCTGCCCATTCTGGCAGGCAGCCGGGAAAAAGACGATACGCTGCGAGGGAGAATGCGTGCTCGCATTTCCTGAGCGGCGGGAGACGTCAGACTACATCACGCGATACTGCGCCAGCTTTGACTACGTGCGGTGCAGCATCGCGGCGGCAAAGCTCCGATACTACGAAAGAACAGAATGAGAGCCGAAGCGCATGCGGAACGCCGTATGCGCTCATTCTGCGTGCGTGGGGTGAAAAGATTTTTCGGATACGCTATGCTGAAAAGCAGAAGGGAGGCGTGAGCCATGGCGAGGAAACCGAAGTATGAATCCGTGGAGCAGATCGAAGGGCTGATCGAGGCGTATTTTGAGAGCTGCAAGGGAGAGATCCTGCGGGATAAGGACGGGGACATCGTTTTTAACCAGAAAGACGGGACTCCGGTCTGGGTGGGGCGGAAGCCGCCGACAATCCCGGGGCTTGCGCTGGCACTGGGCTTTTCCAGCAAGCAGAGTCTGTATAACTACAAGGCCAGGAAAGAATTTATGGACTCGATTTCGCGCGCGCAGACGCGCGTGGAACAATATACGGCCGAAAGACTGTTCGACCGGGACTCTCAGCGGGGCGCGCAGTTCGCGCTGGAGTATGCGTTCCGGTATCGCAGAGACACCGGGGACGAAAAGCAGGATCAGACGCCGCGTGTGCTGCTGGAATGTGACGCGGAGGACGCGAGCGAATGAGAACGCTGGATCTCGGGCGGGCGCAGCCGAAGCAGACGCTCTTTCTCAAGGACAAACACCGGCACATCGCCTATGGCGGCGCGCGCGGCGGCGGAAAGAGCTGGGCCGTGCGGACAAAGTCGAAGCTGCTGGCGTTCCGGTATCCGGGCATTAAGATCCTGATCGTCCGAAAGACATACAAGGAGCTGCAGAATAACCACATCGAGCAGCTGACAGCGGAACTTGCCGGGTTCGCAAAATATAACCGGTCGGACAAAATGTTTCGCTTCCCGAACGGGTCGACGATCTCTTTCGGGTACTGCGCAAACGAAGGGGACCTGGGGCAGTATCAGGGCGCGGAATATGACGTGGTGTTCATCGACGAGGCCGGGCAGCTGCAGGAGAGCTGGATCCGCAAGATCAATCTCTGCGTGCGCGGAACGAATGGATTTCCAAAGCGGACGTATTACACGCTGAACCCCGGCGGGCCGGGGCATGCATACTTCAAGCGTGTCTTCGTCGATCGGAATTTCAATCCCGATGAAGACCCGAATGACTATTTCTTCATTCAGGCAAAGGTAGAGGACAATAAGGCCCTCATGGATACGCAGCCTGACTACCTGCGCGAGCTGGAGAATCTGCCGCCGACGCTGCGGGCAGCGTGGAAGGACGGACGCTGGGACGTCTATGAGGGACAGTTCTTCGAGGACTTCCGGGACGTGCCGGAGCATTACAAGGACCGGCGCTGGACGCATGTCATCGAGCCGTTTGAGATTCCGGACGGATGGACGATCTGCCGGAGCTACGACTTTGGCTACGGGAAGCCGTTTTCTTGCGCATGGTGGGCGGTCGACTATGACGGGACGATCTACCGGATCATGGAGCTGTACGGCTGCACGCGGACGCCGAACGAGGGCGTAAAGTGGACACCGGACAAACAGTTTGAAGAGATCCACAAAACGGAGATGCAGCACCCGTGGCTCAAGGGGAAAACCATCATCGGCGTGGCGGACCCCGCGATCTGGGATGCGTCGCGCGGAGAATCGGTCGCAGACACGGCTGCGCGGTACGGCGTATTTTTTACGCCTGGCGACAATGAGCGCATTGCAGGTTGGATGCAGTGCCACTACCGGCTGCAGTTTGACGAGGATGGATATCCGCGGATGTATGTCTTCAACACCTGCAGGGCGTTCATCCGGACGATCCCGACGCTGATCTATGACGAGCATCGGGCAGAAGACCTGGACACGAAGATGGAAGACCACGTCGCGGACGAATGGAGATATTTCTGCATGTCGCGGCCGATCAAGCCGATCCGCGCGGTGAAAGAGCAGCGGATCCTTTTTGATCCGCTGGACATGATGAAACGGAGGTAAGGCCATGCTGGCACCACAACTGACGGAGACTGAGAAGCAGACCATGATGACGGAGGTCTTTCTCGGATACAACCACAACCTCGAGCTGGCGGACGGGGAGTTTTACGACATGGAGAATCTGTCGGCGGATGATTATCCGCTGCTCGCGCCGCGGCCAAGGCGGGGGACGGCGCAGGCGATCAAGGGCGTGCAGGGCATTCTGGCGAAGGATGCGCTGTGCTGGGTGCAGGACAATACGCTTTACATCAACGGCGCTTCGATGGAGGCGTATATGCCGTCCGTGTCGATCTCGGCGGGGGAAAAGCAGCTCATTTCCATGGGCGCGTATCTGTGCATTTTCCCGGATGGGATCTACTTCAACACTGAGAAGTATTCCGACAACGGATACATGGGGCAGGAGAACGTGATCGACGCTGCGAATACGAACATTGACATTTCCCTGTGTCTTGTCGACGGGACGGCGCTGACGGTCAGCTACACGCAGGCCAGCCAACCGGAGAGCCCGACGAATGGCCAGTACTGGCTGGATACGTCCGGCAAGCTCCACACGCTCAAGCAGTGGGCGGAGGCGACGAGCCAGTGGGTATCCGTGCCGACGGTGTATCTGAAGCTTTCTGCCAATGGCATCGGTCGAGGTTTCAAGCAGTATGACGGCATTCAGCTTTCGGGCCTCAGCGGAAACGAGCAGGTCGAGAAGCTCAACGGCAGCCAGATCCTGTACGACGTGGGCGAGAGCTATATCGTGATCGTGGGCCTCGTCGATGAGACGACGAAGGTGACGAGCGGGACCGTGAAGACGGCCCGGAAGGTCCCAAGCATGGACTTCATCACCGAGAGCGGGAACCGGCTGTGGGGCTGCAAGTACGGCGTGGCGGACGGCGAGACCGTCAATGAGATCTACTGCTGCAAGCTGGGCGATTTTAAGAACTGGGAGTGCTACCAGGGCGTGTCGACGGATTCATGGCGCGCGAGCTGCGGCACGGACGGGAAGTGGACCGGCGCGGCGACGCTGGCGGACAGCCCGGTGTTCTTCAAGGAGGACTGCTTCCATCGGGTGTATCCGTCGGCGACGGGGGCGCATCAGGTGGTCGTGCAGAAGTGCGCGGGCGTGCAGAATGGGTCGAGCAAGAGCCTGGTCGTGGTGGATGACCGGCTGTATTACAAATCGCGGATGGGCGTTTGCGTGTACGACGGGAGTCTGCCGAGCGAAATCGGCAGCTGCTTCGGGACGAAGCTCTACTACAATGCCGTGGCGGGCGGCGCCAGAGGGAAGTACTTCATCAGCATGGAGGATGAAGGTCATAACTGGTCGCTGTTCGTCTACGACACCCGCAAGGGTCTGTGGCACAAGGAGGACAGCACCCACGCAGAGGACTTCGCGCGGGTGGACGATGAGCTGTATTTCCTTGAGGACGGGACGCTCAAAACCGTGTACGGGAGTGTCGGGACGCTGGAAGACAGTGTGCAGTGGATGGCGGAGACGGGGATCATGACGTATGGACTCGTCGGGAAGAAATACGTCTCGCGCATCAATCTGCGGATGCAGCTGCCGAAGGGGTCGAGCGTCGACTTCTGGGTGCAGTACGATTCCGACGGCGTCTGGCGGCACTGCGGGCATATCGAGGGGCGAGGCCTCAGAACCTTCCTGCTGCCGATCCGCCCGGCCCGGTGCGACCACCTGAAGTTCCGGCTGACGGGAAAGGGCGAGATGAAGCTGTTCAGTCTGGCGCGAGTCCTGGAGGCAGGAAGCGATGCGTAAGACGGGAGGTGCAACATGGGTAGTCTGACACTTGCATACCCGTCCATCGCGGGGAAGACGACGCAGGAGCAGCTGGAGAGCATGCGCAGGTATCTGTGCAGCGTGACGGAGCAGTTGAACCTCGCCGACTGGTCGGCGAAGGCAACGCTGACGGAGATCTCGCAGGCCATCGATGCGGACAGTTTGCCAGAGGCGGAGAAGAAAACCAAGCTGTCGGGCTACGGGGCGCTGAAAGCGCTCATCATCAAGACGGCGGACTTCGCCGCGGCGAACTCGGAGACGTGGTCGACGAAGCTGTCCGGCAGCTATGTGGCCATCTCGGACTTCGGCAAGTATCTCGAGAAGACGCAGCTGACGATCGAGGGCAATTCCGTCGGCATCAAACAGCTGTATGACTACACGGCGGGCGTCAACAATCAGTTTTCCGTCAATTCGCAGCAGTACATCAAGACGGGGCTGCTGTATTACGACGACGTGACGCCGGTGTACGGCGTGGGCGTGGGCAATATTGAAACGACCGTGACGGACGGCGGGGAGAACGTCATTGACCGGACGAAGAACGAGCTGGTCACGGTGACGCCGGACCGGGTGAGCTTCTGGCAGGACGGGCAGGAGGTCGCGTATTTAAGCGACAAGAAGCTCCATTTTCCGTCCGGGACGCTGGAGGCGGCGGGGGCGGTGCTGTCGGGGAAGATCACGGCGGCAGCCGACTCGACGTTCGGGCCGTGGACGATCTCGAAGAGCAGCATTTTCCGCACGGCCAACGAATTTGGGGGCAGCGCTAGCATGTACTTCGGCACGAGCGGGCTTTCCATCAAGGACAAATTCAAGGTCGACGCGAACGGGAAGCTGACGTGCACGGGGGCTGAGATCGGCGGAACGATCAACGCAACGGATCTAAAGCTCGACGGTACGAGCATCCAGACGAAGCTCAAGCAGATCATGGATGAGATCAACATCATCAGCAACGGTCTTGAGATCGCGGGCACAAACTTCTCGAACGGCACGATCGGCGGCGCGGAGGGCAGCCTGCAGTTTACGTCCTCCAGCACGGCGGAATATGCGGTCGATCTGTCCGGCCCGGCGGTGCGTATCCGGTCGACGAGCGGCGCGGTATATCTGCAGAACGCGGCCGGGACGGCGAGCATGCAGATCCGGGCAAATGGAAGCATTGCCTTCTCCGCGTCCGGCGGCATCACCGGCATTACGCCGGTGTTCGGATAAGGGGGCTGGCTGAATGGCAACGCTATCTGGCGCGTCGGGTACGCCGACAAGTATCACGCTGACGGTATCCGGCATGTCGTCCACGACGACATACAAGCGAAAATATGAATATATCCTGGCCGGACAGGTCATGGCGACCGTGACGGACTCGACTGCGGGCACGACGACGGCCAGCAGGATCATTACCGGGCTGACGCCAGACACGCTGTATATCTGCCGCGTGCGGATCTACAACAGCAACACGGGGGCGCTTGTCGCCGAGACAAACTCCATCAGCGTGCGGACGCTGGCACAGTCTGCGGGCACGACGACGGTCAGTATCCTCAACTACCTGGATAATTTGACGCAGCTGACGAGCGGGTCTTTCAAAGGCGGCATCGGGGATACGTTTTATATCTCGGCGTCCGGAACGCAATACCGGACGTACTCGCAGCAGTATAATTTCCTGTACTTCCGGCTCTCGTCGCAGAACTACAACACGGAGCATGGAGCGAGCTACCCGATCCCCATCCAGGAGGGGCAGACAGTCAAGGTCTACTACCAGAGCAAGACCACGACGATTCCGATCTACAACTACCTGGACGGGCAGCACACGCTGTCAGACGGGTCCGTCTCCGGCACGATCGGCAATTCGTTCTTCCTGTCCATGTCCGGCACGCAGTACCAGACGTATTCGCAGGAGTATGAATTCCAGTATTTCAGGCTCGCGTCGGAAGGGTATGCGACAAATCACGCGGCGACGGAGACGATCCCCATTACGAGCGGGCAGGCCGTGCGCGTGTACTACAAGACGAAGATCACGGCAGTCGCACCATACATCAGCGGGGTCACGCTGACGAAGAACACGGCGACGGTCACGTGGGACAAAAACGGCGGCGGGTACGGAAGCTGGACGCTCTACTGGGGAAAGACGAGCTATACGGCGATCGGATCGCAGTCGATCGGCAGCTCGCCGGTGACGGTCTCGGGGCTGGACCCGGGCACGACGTATTATTTCTGGATCGTCAACAAGGCCGGGACGGACTCGAAGACGTCCAACACCGTATCCGGCGAGACGAAGGCACAGATCGCGGCCTTCGCGTGGACGAGCGACGATGCGTCGTATATCGCGGCAGGGAAGGCCGTGACATACCTGACGGCGGCAAGCTGGAACCGGCTGACGGCGAAGATCAACGAGGTCCGGGCTGCCAGAGGCTACGGGAGCATTTCCTTCACGACGGCCTACGCCGGGCAGACGATCACGGCGGCCATCTACAACGAGGCGGCAAACGCCATCGGGAATCTGGCAGGCGCGGGAAGCGTCAGCACGGTATCGGCAGGGACGAAGATGGAAGCGACGTACTTTGCAAACAGCTATTCTGCGCTCAAGGAAGCGCTCAACCGGGCAATCAGCAGTTATAACGGATAGGAGGAGCTATGAATATCACAAAAGCAGTGGTGCAGCTGCGGGGACGGCTGATCGAGGCCATCAACGAGGCGGGGCTGCCGCCGGTCATCGTGGGATTTGTGCTGGACGGGATCCAGAACGAAGTGGCAAGACTCACGGCGGAAGACCTGCGGAAGGAGGAAGCGGACAATGCAGACAGAGCAGATGCAGACGACCATGCAGAATGACACGGCAAGCGGGCTGACGGCGCGAAAGGCCATCGGCGAAGAGCAGGCCAGAAAGGCCATGGACACGCTGCAGAAATACCGGCAGGGCAAGAGCGCGCTGGAGGCGCGGGTCATTGCGTCGGAGGACTGGTGGCGCATGCGCAGCTGGCAGCGGATCCAGAAGGGAAACCCGGAGGATGACAAGTGGACGTCGGCGTGGCTTTTCAACGTCATCATGGGTAAGCACGCGGACGCGATCGCGGCCTATCCGGCTCCGGCCATCCGCCCGCGGGAACCGGACGACCGGGAGGAGGCGGCGAAGCTTTCCTCGGTGCTGCCGGTCATTCTGGAACAGAACGACTTCGAAGAGGTCTATTCGGACAGCCAGTGGACGAAGCTCAAGCAGGGCACGCTCATCTGGCACGTGAAGTGGGATTCTTCGAAGCTGAACGGCCTCGGGGATATCTCGGTGCAGCCGGTGGATATTCTGTCTTTCTTCTGGGAGCCGGGCGTCCGGGATCTGCAGAAGTCGAAGAACATCTTCCTGACGGAGATGGTGGACAACGATCTGCTGGTCGAGAAGTACCCGGAGCTGCGGGGAAAGCTCAACTCCAATCCGCAGATCCAGCAGAAGTACAACACGGACGACGTCATCAATTTTGACAACAAGTCGATGGTGGTGGACTGGTATTACAAGAAATATCAGAACGGCCGGCAGGTGCTGCACTTCGCAAAGCTGGTGGGCGATACGGTTTTGCAGTCGACGGAGAACGATACGGAACAGAAATATGACACGCTGACGCTGCCAGACGGGAGCATTGTGCAGCAGCCGGCCGGGCGGCCCATGGCCGAGACGGGGCTGTATGACGACGGGGAATACCCGTTTGTGGTCGACGCGCTGTTCCCGGTGGAGGGGAGCATAGCGGGATACGGCTATATCGACATCGGCAAGTCGACGCAGGAGCAGATCGACCGGATGAACCAGGCGATCGTGAAGAACGCAATCATGGCGACGACGCCAAGGTGGTTCAAACGGTCGGACGGGTCGGTCAATGAGCAGGAGTTCGCGGACTGGACGAAGCCGTTTGTACATGTGGACGGGAATCTGGGGCAGGACAGCCTGCAGCCGATCCCGGTCAACATGCTCAACAGCAATTATATCGCCATTCTGCAGAACAAGATCGAGGAACTCAAGTGGACAACGGGAAACACGGACGTCAACAACGGCGCGACGAGCTCCGGCGTGACGGCGGCCTCGGCCATTGCAGCGCTGCAGGAAGCGTCCGGCCGGAGCAGCAAGGACTCCACAAAGTCGGCTTACCGGGCCTACGCACGGATGATCCGGATGGTCATTGAGCGGATCCGGCAGTTCTATGATCTGCCGCGGCAGTTCCGGATCATCGGGAAGCGCGGGGCAGAGCAGTTCGTACAGTACAGCAATCAGGGGCTGCAGCCACAGACGCTCTACGGCGCGAACGGACAGCCGGACGGGCTGCGGAAACCGGTCTTCGACATTGAGGTCTCGGCGCAGAAGGCAAGCGAGTACGCGTCCATGGCGCAGAACGAGCTGGCGCTGCAGTTCTTCCAGCTGGGGTTCTTCAACCCACAGATGGTGGACCAGACGCTTGCGACGCTGGACATGATGGACTTTGACGGGAAGGACTCAATCATCCAGAAGGTCCAGGAGAACGCGGACCTGCAGCAGCGGCTGGTCGAGTGGCAGCAGCTGGCGCTGGCGTTGGCAGACCGGTACGATCCGGTCATGGGTGAGGGGCTGGCGCAGCAGATCCTGCAGGAGGGCGGACAGGCCGTCCCGCAGGCGAGCACCGCGGATACGCAGAAGCCGGAGATCAGCACAGGCGAGACGCAGGAGCCGAAGATCGTGGAGAATGCGCGCAAAAAGTCGGAAGAAAGCACGCAGCCGGGATAAGAACCGACGCACAAGCTCAGCTTGCGCGTCGGAAAGGAAGAAATGATCTCAGAGGATAAGAGCCGCCGCTTGCGGCGGCCCATTCCGGCGAGATTATTTCTGGCTGGCGTGGGGTGAAGTTGGGAAAAGATTGTGCTACGATGATTTTAGAATAAACGCCAGAAAGGAATTTACAGCATGGAAGGCGAATTCACGGGCGCAGGCGCTCAGACCATGGGCGCAGCTGACGTCGCCGGTCAGCAGAGCGGGCAGGAGGCAGTTGCACAGGCGCAGGTGCAGCAGCAGCCGGCCAACGTCCCCGACGCTCAGGGACAGGGTACACAGGAAGAAACGTTTGACAGTCTGATTCGGGGCAGGTACAAGCAGGACTTTGATTCTGCGGTGCAGAAGGTCGTAAAGCAGCGCGTGCGCGGGCTGAACCAGTACAAGGGGCAGGCCGAGGCGATGGCACCGATCATCGACCAGCTGGGCGCGCTCTACGGGATCGACACGTCGGACCCGCGGAAGACGGACTTCGCAGCACTGGCACAGCGCTTTTCCGCTGACGAGCGGCTTTATAGCGCGGAGGCCATGGAGAAGGGCACGACGACGGACGCGCTCAAAAAGGAGTACGCGGGCCGGGCCGAGAATACGGCCATGCGGCGGCAGCTGCAGGAGTACCAGATGCGAGAAGCCTTTGCCGGGATCCAGGCAGACTTTGCCCGGGATGTAACGGCGCGGTACGGCGCGGACTTTGAGACCGAGATGCAGAACCCGGATTTTGCGCGGCTCATGGGCGCGGGCGTGCCGCCGAAGACGGCCTATGAGGTCATCCACCAGCAGGAGATCGCACAGGCGCAGGCGCAGCTGGTGGCGAACCAGGCGCGGGAGAACGTCATGCGGACCATCCAGGCGCAGGGCGCAAGGCCGCAGGAGATCGGCTCCGGCGCTGCGGGCGGAGAGAACATCCCGATGAAAACACACTGGTCACGCGCGGAGGTGGAGGACATGCGCCGCCGCGCGGCAAGAGGGGAACGAGTGATCCCCTGAGAAAGGAGATAAGAAGCTATGTTTGAATCCAAAGTCGGATTTCAGTATTTTGCTGACGCCGGTACGCTCGTCAACGCGACCGGCAACTACGTAAACGCAGGCACCGGCCAGACGACCGCATTCAGCGGCAACGACACGCTCGCGCCGACCATGAAGACGTTCTACGACACGCAGCTGCTCGAGAACGCACGGCCGAACCTCGTGCATGCGCAGCTGGCAGGCCGTCAGGCGCTGCCGCGCAACCACGGAAAGACCGTCGAGTGGCGCAAGTGGAACACGCTGAAGGACGCGGAGGAGCTGACCGAAGGCGTCATCCCGACCGGCCAGAAGATGGGCCAGACCAGCACGACCGGCGCGATCAAGCAGATCGGCCTGTACGTGACGGTCTCCGACCAGCTGGAGCTGCATGCGCTGGATAACGTCATCCTGGGTGCGACCGAAGAACTCGGCGCTTCCGCCGGCACGTCCATCGACAAGCGTGTGCGCGACGCGGTCGTGGCAGGCTCGAACGTGCAGTACTGCGACAAGGTCGCAGCGGGCGGCGCGCATACGGCAGTCACCAGCCGCGCGGGCCTCGACCTGACGGCGAAGCTGACGCCGGACGAGGTCAACAAGGCCGTGACGACGCTGAAGAAGATGAAGGCCCCGAAGATCGACGGCAAGTACGTCGCGATCATCCACCCGTCGGTCGCATACGACCTGCGGTCCTCGAACGCATGGGTCGAGGCGCACAAGTACGCAGACGTCACGCCGCTGTTCTCGGGTGAGATCGGCGAGCTGCACGGCGTCCGGTTTGTCGAGACGACGGAAGCGAAGATCTTCAACAACTCGACCTGCCCGGTCAAGACTGCAGCGGCTAACGGAAACCCGGCGGTCTACTACAGCGTGTACGCGACGCTGTTCCTCGGCAAGGACGCATACAAGATGATCGACCCGGAGGGCGGCAATCTTGAGATGATCGTCAAGGGTAAGGACGAGATCGGCGGCCCGCTGAACCAGTTCTCGACCGTCGGCTACAAGGCCGAGATGGCGGCGAAGCTGCTGTACGAGGACCGCATGGTCCGCGTGGAGAGCTGCAGCGCATACTCCGGCACGGACGAGGCGAACTGAGAAAGGAGCACATAGCATGGCAACGAAAGAGACCGCCGCGGCGGCTGTACAGGCAAACCCGGAAGACGTGTGGAACGTCATGAAGACGATCTACCTGCCCCGCGGGCAGGAGAACGAGGAGCAGAGCCGCTTCGTGGCGGTGAACGGCCGGACGTTCATGGTGCCGAAGGGCAAGGACGTGCAGGTCCCGCTGCCGGTGTATGAAGTCCTGATGAACGCGCGGATGGCAGAGGAAGAAGCCTTCCGCCGCGCGCAGGCGGACAACTGACAAGTGAATGCCCATGACGGCATGAAGCAGAGGAAGGGGCAGAAATGCCCCTTCTTTTGGTAAGGAGGAAAAATGAAAATTCGGGAAGCGATCGAGACGGTCGACCGGTTACTGCCGAACCAGTACGAGACGCCGGATAAGGTCCGGTGGCTGTCGGAGCTGGACGGGATCGTGTATCGGGATATCATCTGTACGCACGAGCACGAGAAGGAACCGGAGCCGTTTACGGGCTACGGGGAGGACGTGGATCTGGAAACGGAGCTGCTGATCCCGTGGCCGTATGATGAAATTTACCGCTGGTATCTGGGGATGAAGATCTGCGACGCCAACGGGGAGACGACGAAGTATGCGAACGAGGCGGCGAAGTACAACAGCTACTATCAGGGGTATTTCAATGCCTACAATCAGGCGTACATGCCGAAGCAGTACGCGACACATTTCAAGCTTTAAGGCGGTGAGACTATGAGCGTATATCGAGTAGAGTCGGGCGGCAGGGCACCGGCGGGGCTTTCGACCGGCGACGAGGTCGTGACCGGCGGCGGCACGTACCGCATCACGGGCGTGAACGCGGACGGAAGCTATCAGTCGCAGCTGGTGAACAAGAACCAGACGACGCGCAACTATGGCGGAAGCTACCAGACCCGGAACAGCCCCTACACCATGTCCGGTGTTTCGGACTACACGAGAAGCAAACTGAACGGGCTGGAGAGCGGGTACACGCCGTCGGGCAGCGTGCAGGCAGCGCAGGCGTATCTGGAGCAGGTCAAGGCCAGCAAGCCGGGCGCGTATCAATCGCGCTGGGACGATGAGCTGACGAGTCTGTATGACCAGATCCGGAACCGGAAGAAATTCAGCTATGACATGGGGACGGATCCTCTGTACCAGCAGTACCGTGAGCAGTATCAGCGTCTCGGGCGGCTGGCCATGCAGGACACGATGGGGCAGGCGGCGGCACTCACGGGCGGCTATGGCTCAACCTACGGTGAGCAGGTGGGGCAGCAGGCGTACAATGCGTATCTGCAGAACCTCAACGACATCGTGCCGCAGCTGCAGCAGCAGGCATATCAGCGATATCAGGATGAGGGGGCGGACCTTTATAACCAGTACAGCCTCGTGAAGGGCCGGGAAGATACGGACTACGGCCGGTACCGGGATACGGTCAGCGATTATTATTCGGATCTTTCGGATGCGCGGAGCGCGTACAACTCGGAACGGTCGCTGGACCAGAGCCAGTGGGCGACGATGCTCGACTACTGGGCGCAGAAGGCAAACAACGAGAACGCAGCCTACCTGCAGGCGCTGGCGGCGGAGCAGGCTGCGGCGAAGAAATCCGGCGGCGGAGGCGGCGGCGGGAGAAGCAGTTCCGGCAGAACCGGAAAGGGGTACATCGACAACACGTACAACAAAGGTGGATCGGGCGGTGCGCAGGCGCAGACCTACAACCAGCTCAAACGCGGCATGACCGAGTGGATCCAGGCCGGGCAGAAGCAGAAGGCATATGAGCTGTTCGCCGGGGTAGCTGGGCAGCTGAGTCTTTCCAGCGCGGCAGGCAAGAAACAGTATAACGAGCTGGTGACGATCCTGAACCGTGCGGGCTTCGGGATCCCGCTGGAACGATAAGGAGGCGGACATGGCAAAGAAGAGGCGGACAGGGCTGGATGCCCTGCAGGAATACGAAGCTGGCAGCGGATACGCTGCCAGCTCTGCGACGTCTTACGGGCAGACGCAGACACAGGGAAAGACCACAACGTTCAAACGGAGCGGGCTTGACGCGCTGCGCGAATATGAACAGTACAAGAATCCGGGAGCCGTGCAGGATACGACGTTCGACCCGAACTACAGAAGCAGAAATTATCAGACGCCGGGGCAGAACGCGGCGTTTGAGGCATATAAAAATGCGGTAAACGCAACGCAGAAAACGAGAAATGGCGTGGCTGTTTCCGGGAAGGTTTCGGAGCAGGAATACAGCCGGTCGCCTGGCATGCAGAAGCAGTACGGCACGTACCAGAATTATCTGCGCGGCGTGGAGGCGGCGCAGGGGCTGAAGCTTGGGACACTGGCGCTGCAGGGACAGAGCGCACTGCCGGCCGGTTTGCGCCAGCCACGCAGCAGGTGCGGGGGGACGTGGATGCGCAGAACCGGCGTGCAAAAGCGGCGCAGACTGCGCAGCGGGATCAGGTGCGCGGTCTGCAGCGGACGTCACAGGAGCTGGGCAAGCAGATCGAGGCGCTGGAGATCGAACAGGCGGACACGCATTTCTCCGGGACCGGGCTTTCGGAAAATGGGAAGAGCGTGACGCAGCTGCAGAACGAGATCGACGCGCTGAAGGAGCGCAAGGTGCAGGTCGACAGTCAGAGCGTACTGGCCCAGGCACAGGAGGCGATCGGGAACCTGAGCGAGGAAGACCAGAATCTGCTCCGGCAGTACCGCGGGAAGGAACTGAACGGGTATCAGGTGCGGGCGTATGCAAAATACGACGCGAAGAAGGCGCTGAACGAAAAGGGCTACAGCGACGACACGCTCAAGCGGCTGGCGGAGTGGCAGAAGGTGCTCGAAGACTATGAGAATGCGCAGAAACTTGATGCGGCGGCACAGGAGATCGGACAGCGGTCGCCGGTGGGCGGCACGCTGTTCTCTGCGGCGCTGGCGCCGTGGAAGGTGCTGGGAAATCTGGAATCGCTGCGCGGCGTGCTGCCAAGCTGGGCGGGCGGCTATCAGAACGAGGATATGCCGACGAACGTTTACAGCCCGGCATACAATGCGACGCGGCTTTCCTCCGGGATCCGGGGGAGCGTGATGCAGGGGATGAACCCGACGGGGCAGTTTCTGTATCAGGCGGGCACGTCGGCGCTGGACAGCGCGGTCAACATGGCGGTCTCGACGGGGCTCGTGGGAACCTTTGGCGGCGTGGCCGGTGCGGGGGCGAAGGATGCGGTTGCGGAGACCATGAACTGGGTGATGGGCTCGCAGGTCGCGGCGGATTCGGTCTATGAGGGGATCAAGAACGGCAAGTCCAACGCGGACGCGCTGGTCGACGGTATCGTCGAGGGCGCGATCGAGGGATTCACGGAGAAGTATTCCGTAGGCCATATCATTGAGAACATGCTGAGCGGCAAGGCCGTTTGGGAGAAGGCGCTGCGGTCGTTCGCGTCGGAAGGCGCGGAAGAGATCGCGTCCAACTGGCTAAACCGTGCGTATGACGTGGTGGCGAAGCATGACCGGGGTGAGGTCATGACGGCTTACGCAAATTATATCGCAGAGGGCAGGACGCCGGCACAGGCGCTGGCGGCGATGGTCGGAGACTTCGCAAAAGAAGACAGCCTTTCGTTCCTCGCGGGCGGCCTGTCCGGCCTTGCCATGTCCGGGACATATGCGGGCGTGAACCGCGTGATTTTGGAAGCAAACGTCACGCAGACGGCCAGAGCGGTCATCGAGGCGGGCGAAGTGCAAGACGTCATCGACTATGGCATGGCGCAGGAAGAGGGCACGAAGGCGCACCAGCTGGCAGAGGAACTGCAACAGACCGTGGACGATGGCGGCGAAGTGACGCAGAAGGCCGTGGAGAACACGCTGCGTGAGGTGGCGAAGGAGCAGCAGGCGGCCGTGGACGAAGGGCAGGAGCCGCGCGTGCCGGAGACGCTGACCAGGATCGAGCAGCTGCAGGAACAGGCCCGGCAGGAGCAGGAGCAGGCCGAGGCAGACGAGAAGACATTCCAGATCTACAAGAGCGCTGCGGAGACGGCACAGGAAAACCAGAGGCTTGCACAGCAATATCAGCAGGAGCAGGAACAGAGCCGCGCACAACAGTCTGTACAGGCCGTTCAGCAGGCCCAGCAGGCGGCGCAGCGGCAGTACGACCAGGACAGCTTATTTGCGCCAATCCCGGGGACGGAGAACATGGGAGAGCTGGATCCGGTACAGTATGCCCAGCGGCAGACGGCGGACGCGGAGCAGGCGCTCGATGAAGCCGCACTGCAGCAGGAGGAACAGTATCTGCAGACGCAGGCCCAGAGAGCGGGCTACGACGAGCAGACGGCGGCGTATTTCCTGAACGGGAACACGACGGGCATGCCGGCGGAGCAGTATGCGCAGAGCTTCGGGCAGGTCTATGAGCAGGGCAGACTCGGCGCGAGTGAGCAGCGGGCGATGCGTTACGCCGAAGGAATGAATCAGGACGTGGCGGCAGCAGCCTATCGAGCGGGCCTTGCCGCAGGGCAGAAAGGGGTAAACAATGGCAGTATCGAGGTTACTGATGAAGGACAAGTCGGGCAGGCTGGTCAGCGTGCCGAAGGACAAGCTGGAGGCGTTCGCCAAAGCACAGCGCAGCGGCAAAGAGCTGACGCCGGAAGAAAGAGAGCGCAGGGTGCGCGAGATCTCGCAAAAGCTTGGGATGAAGTAGAACTTTCGACGCTCGGCTTTGGAAAGGACAACGCGCAAAAAGTGCGCGTCATGCCGAAGGGACAAGAGGCCAGAAGCGAGGATATCCAGGCGGCGGAAAAGTTCTTCCGGTCGATGGGCGTACAGAATGCGCAGTTCTTCACCGGGCAGCTGGCGCAGGAGATCGACGGGCAGACGTTTTATGCGGACGCTGCCGTGACGGAGGACGGCTCCGTGCTCATCCGGGCGGACAGCGAGGAGTATTCTGCGTTCGAGCTGGCGAAGCACGAGGGATATCACCTGCTTGTCAAGCGCTGGCCGGAGATGGCTGCGAAGATCCGGAACCGGCTGCTGGGCGAGGGCAAGATCACAAAGGAGATGATTGAGAGCTACGTGGACGCATACGCCGGGATCTACGGTGACGACACGGACGCCTACGTCGAGGAGATCGTCGCGGATACCTACGCCGGCATGAACCGCACGGACTACGGCACGAACCAGCTGCGCGCGGACGTGAAGATGGAGGTCGGCCAGTGGCAGAAAAAAACCGGCAGCGCGAGAGCGCCGCCGGCGAAGATGTCGATTGCACAGGATTTCAAAAGCAGAGTGGCGGCATGGTACAAGTCCGGGATGCCGGAGGGTACGTCCTTTGTGCTGGGTGAGACCGGCGCGACGCTGCAAGGGCTGGGGGCAATCGAAAGCGATATTTATATGAACGGCGAAAAGATCAGCACCATTCTGAAGGAGCATTCGGAAATGACGATCCGCGAGATCCAGCGGATCCCGGAGATTCTGGACGATCCGGTTCTGATTCTGAAAAGCAGAAACAGCGCAAACGTAAGAGAGAACAGCAGACTTGTTATCTTTGGGACGGTAAAAGCCAGTGACGGAAGACCGGTCATGTGCGTGATGGATCTTCGACCGACGGAAAACGGGCTGCTGCTGGATGATATGCAGAAGGTTGCAAGCGCGTACACGAAAGACAATCATCCAGACAGATTCGTGCAGAACAGTTTTGTCCTGCACGCAGACGAAAAAAGAACCATCCCGTTACTTAGAACAATAGGCTTCCAAATGCCTATCACTCTGCAACGCTATGGTTCTATGGGTAGTATAACCTACAAGGGGCCTAAAGTCAATCTGTACGGAGAGAAATTTTCAGATGTTGTAAGTGTTGGAACTACCGCAGAGACGGCAAAGAGGAAATTCTCTGCCAGCGCGCGGCAAGCGTCGGAGCGGGATAAACAGAACCTTGAGACCGTCTCTGCGATGCTGGACGATGGGAGCGGGCGCGGTGTGTTTAAGGACGCCGTTTTCCTGCGGAATCCGAGGCTCATGCAGAAACTGATTGATGAGCGGGAGAAGACGCAGACGGCAGCGTTCCGGGATTGGTTCGCAGACAGCAAGGCAACGAACACGACAGGCGAGCCACTGCTGGTGTTCCACGGTGCCGGAGCGAAATTTACAAAGTTTGATGTAGGCGGGAAACCAATCTGGCTGACTGCAAACATCAAGTACGCGGAAGAATACTCCACTGCGACGCGCAGCGTTGAGCGAATTCTGCCGGAGGCATCGATCTACGCAGGGAACGTCGATCGTATTATCCCGGCATATATTCGCGTGGAGAATCCGGCGGATATTGGAAACACTGACGGCGGATACAGCGGGAATTATGTGGATCTTGCCTAGCGAACTGCAAGCCGTATGGGAACAGGCGGGGAAGCCGGAGCTCATGTGGCAGGTGATCAATACGCCGGGGATGGTAGAGATGCTGAAACGGCATGGATACGACGGGGTTCAGGCGGTTGAGAACGGCGTGAAGGCATGGGCTGTGTTTGATTCTGCGCAGGTGAAGTCCGCGGTTGCAAACAACGGAAGTTTCAGCCTAACGAACCCGGATATCCGGTATTCTTCGCAGGACGGGCGGTATCGGGATCTGATGGGGGAGAAGGCGGCGCAGTATGTGCGGCGGCTGGAGTCCGGACTGGTGAACGAGCTGGCGGAAAATCTGAGCGTGCCGGGGCAGGCGAAGCGGGAGGTTCTGCGGCCGATGGCAGAAGAAGCGCTGCGGACGTTCTTTACGGACGGGCAGCTTGACCGGGCGAAGCTGAATGACCTCTTTGAAACGGCCTACAAGGCGGGCGTGGAGGAGGATCAGCAGTATATCGAGCAGTACGGGGACCTGAAAAAATTCATCAGGGATCAGAAGATCTCCATTTCCGAGACGGACCGGCAGGATATCGCAGACTACAATCTATTCAGGAAGGCGGCTATGGGAACACTGGCGATCAGCAAGGATGGTTTGCCGGTGGATGTGGCGTATCAGCAGCTGCAGGAGATGGCGCCGGAGCTGTTCCCGGCAGACGTTACCGCGCCGAGCGACCAGCTGATGCAGATCTACGATGTGGCGCGCGGCATTCAGAAGGTGCAGAAGACGCTGGATGAATACTACGGGCCGCAGGCGGCGAGCTTCAAGAAGTGGCAGCAGGCGAATTTCACGGAATCCATTGACCGGCTGACGAGCGGGCTGCGCGTGGCGCAGCGGTATCTGGACGCGCAGAACAAGGCCAAAGAAAAGCTTGCTATTCCGCAGACAGCGGAAGAAACGAAGCAGATGTGGGCGCAGCTGAAGGACGCAAGGCGAGTGGTCGAGAAAGCGCAGAGCAAGACGCTGCTGACGGAAGCCGACCAGAAGATCGTGAACCGGCTGCTGCGCGGGGAGACAAGCCCGGATTATGTGGCAGGGCTGGAAAACGGGCAGCAGATCCTGAAGGTCTACGAGGCAAAGGCTGACTATGATATGCTGGCGCTAAAGCTCAAGGCATGGAACGCGCAGCGCAAGCAGGGGCTGCGGGACTTTGCTGAGCAGGCGCTGACGGAAGCCGAGGCCGTCAAGTGGGTCGACAAGACCATGGGGATCCAGTACCAGCGCGAGACGATGGAGCGCAACATCCGGGATATCGCGCGGAAGGGAAAGGTCTCTGACGAAAAGGCCAATGCTTTTATCGACAAGTATTTCTGGCCCGTCCATGAGAACGAGAGCAAACGCAAGAATTACCTCGTGCAGCAGCAGAATAGGATCAAGGCGCTGAAGCTCGACCGGCAGGTACGGAAGGGAAATCTGGTATCCGAGAGCTATGCGGTGCAGTGGCTGGGCGAGGCGGAATTCAACCGGGACTATCTCAAGCAGCATCCGCGTGTCGAAAGGCGCGGCGGGATGACGTTTGACGAGTGGAACGCGGCGATTCAGGAGTTCGAGAAGCAGAACCCGAATCTGGATCTCGGCAAGGTGCGGGCAGCCGTGAAGGTTTTCCATGAGGTCTACGACAAGCTGTTCCAGGATATGAACCGGGTGCGCATTGAGAACGGCTATGAGCCGGTCAATTATCTGCAGGGATATTTCCCACACTTCCAGGAGAACGAGGAAGGCGGCAGCATTCTGCAGAAGTTCGCAAGGGCGGCCGGGATCGAGGGCGATGTGTCGCCGCTGCCGGCGACGATCAACGGCCTCACGGCAAACTTCAAACCCGGAATCCGGTACATGGCGAATATCCAGAACCGACTCGGATACGCGACGGCGTATGACGCGCTGCAGGGCTTTGACCGGTATATCGAGGTCGCGACGGACGTGATCTTCCATACGGCGGACATTCAGCGGCTGCGGGCGCTGGCGACGCAGATTCGGTACCGGGCGTCGGACGAGGGCCTGAAACAGCAAATCGACGCGATCATGATGAACCCGTTCCTGAATCCGGATGAGGCCAACGAGCAGGTTGCAAACCTGACGAAGAACGGACGGTATGGGCTTTCGAACTTTGTGGATGAGCTGGACGAATACACAAACCTGCTGGCGGGAAAGAAGTCGCGGCTCGACCGGGGCATGGAAAAGCTCATGGGGCGAAAGTTCTACAACGTCATGAAGAAGTTTGAGTCCCGCGTGGGTGCGAACATGGTCGCGGCAAACGTAGGATCGGCGCTCACGAACTTCATCCCGATCACGCAGGCGTGGAGCCAGGTGCCGACGGCGGACGTGCTGCGCGGCATGTGGGATACACTGAAAAATTACAAGACCGCTGACGGGTTGGACGCTGCGTCGACGTTTATCAACAACCGAAGCGGCTATGGGCGGCTGGCCATGAGCACGATGGATAAAGTCTCCGCCGGTGCAGGCTGGCTGATGGAATCCATTGACACGTTTACGACGGGAAGTGTCGTCCGTGCGCGGTATTACCAGAATCTGCGGCGGGGCATGAGCGAGACGAGCGCGATGCAGGAGGCGGATCAGTTTGCGTCCGGCGTGATGGCAGACAGGAGCAAGGGGTCGACGCCGACGCTGTACTCTGCGCGGAACCCGCTGGTAAAGCTGTTCACGCAGTTCCAGCTGGAGGTCAACAATGAGCTCAGCTGGATCTTCAAGGATATGGCGCAGGAGGAGCGGAAGAAGGGCGTGGCGGCGCTGGCGAAGGCGATGTTCAAATTCCTCATCGGCGCGTGGATCTACAATGAGTTCTACGAGAGCATTGTGGGCAGGCGCGCGGCGCTGGATCCGCTGGATATCATCAATGATACGGTCGGAGATTTCACGGGGTATCAGCTGCCGAACACGGTGCAGGCGGCGGTATCCGGGAAATGGGACTTCACGAAGGAGAAGCCGGGCACGGAACAGGCGATTACAAACCTTGAAGGAGCGATTTTGTCAGAGCTGCCGGGAATGCAGGTGGTCAACGTGCTGGGGCTGGATGAGAAATGGGGTGTTGACATTGATAGCGGACGAATCGCTATCGATTCCGCGATCCCAAGCTTCGCGAAAATCAGAAAAGCAATCTGGTCAAGCAACGAGGACATGGCCCCAGCAAAGAAGGCAAAGACGATCACAGACGAGCTTATCAAACCGGGCCTGTATCTGGCGACGCCGTTCGGCGGCGGGCAGATCCGCAAGGCATATCAGGGCGCGACGGCGGCGGCTCGCGGCGGCAGCTACACGGTAGACAACGAGGGCCGCGACATTCTGCAGTATCCTTTGTATAACGACAACGCAGCTGACCGGGCGAAGAGCTGGGCGCAGGCGCTGCTGTTCGGCAAGACGGCGACGGAAGAGGCGCAGAGCTGGGTGGAGAGCGGGTTCAAGTCGCTGTCCGCGAAGGAGACTGCCGCTTATCAGGGCATGACAGAGGGAGGAACCGACCAGAGAGAAAGCTACGCATTCGTGACCGCCATGAAGAAGGTCGACGACAAGAATGCAAAGCTCGCCATGCTGTACGCCTACGACATCCCACAGAACGCGAAGACAGCATATTATTATTCCGTCATGGCGTCTGACGAGGAGCAGGCGAAGATGGACGCGCTGGCAGCGGACGGCGTCGGCTATGACGCCTACATGCAGTACAAGCAGACGTACTTCAAGCAGTTCGGAACGCAGACAGTTTCACAGGAACGGATCCAGACCGTGCTGGATGGGCTGAACCTGACAAAGGCGCAGAAGGCCGCGCTCTGGGCGGCCATGGGGACGAGCTGGAAAGAAGAAAACAATCCGTACAAGTAACCGCGGGCCGGGGCGAAAGCCCCGGCTTTGCTGCGCGTGGGGTGAATCCGGCGCGGGGGTCTGATACACTGGATAAAAAGGAGGGATGCGGTATGGCGACGCCAATTCCGGGGGCTTATCCGAGCCCGAGGATCGACAAAGGAGTGCTGCGGTGGTACGAAGGGGACACGTTCTCGATCGTGCTGCGGTTCGACCTGAAGGACCAGGACGGAGAGGCCGTCACGATCGGGATGACGGACAGCATGGCGATCGTGTTTCTGGACGATACGCGGCAGACCGTCCACACGTTCAGCTTTGCGAAGGTGGAGAACGACCAGGTCACGCTGAACTTCGACGCGACGGTCACGGCAAAATTCACGAAGGGAAAGTACACCTACGATATCCGGTACACGCACGGCGACAAGACGACGCTGGCGAGCGGGAACCGGGCGTTCGTGGAGTAAGGAGCAGGTATGAGGGTAGAAATTCCGAATCAGATCACGGTGACGATCGGAGGGCTGATCTCCCGCGGGGTAAAGGCCGTGGAGGTCACGGACGCGGGGAAGCTGATTTTCACGCTGACGGACGGCAGCACGATCGATCTTGGCTCGGTCATCGGCCCGCAGGGGCCGAAGGGCGAGACGGGACCGGCAGGGCCGCAGGGGCAGACCGGACCTGCCGGCGCACAGGGCAAGACCGGCGAGGCGGGCGCGAGCATCACGTCGATCACGAAGAAATCGCAGAGCGGGACGACGGCGACGTACACGATCGCACTTTCGGACGGGAAGACATTTGACTTTAACGTCGAGACCGTCAAGGGCGAGAAGGGCGACACCGGCGCGAAGGGTGACACCGGCGCGCAGGGCCCGAAGGGAGAAACCGGCTCGCAGGGGCCAAAGGGCGAGACCGGCCCGCAGGGCGAGCAGGGGCCGAAGGGCGACACCGGCGCGGCAGGAGCGGAAGGCCCAAAGGGAGCGACCGGAGACACCGGCCCGAAGGGGGAACCCGGCGAAAAGGGCGAGAAAGGCGAGAAGGGCGACACGGGCGCGCAGGGCCCAAAAGGAGACCCGGGCGAAACCGGTCCGCAGGGGAAGACCGGTCCGCAGGGCCCGGCAGGCCCAACCGGCCCGAAGGGCGATACGGGAACGGGCTTTACGGTCAAGGGCTATTACGGCTCGGTCTCCGCGCTGCAGGCGTCGGTCAAGAATCCAGAGGTCGGCGACGCCTACGGCGTGGGCGCGGCTGCACCTTATGACATTTACATCTACGACGGCGTGACGAAGGCGTGGGTCAACAACGGACCGCTGCAGGGCGCAAAGGGCGACAAGGGAGATCCGGGCGAACGGGGGCCGAAGGGCGAACCGGGCGACACCGGCCCGGCAGGCGCCAGCGGAACGGACGGCATAACCCCGAGCATCGGCACGAATGGAAACTGGTATCTCGGGACGACTGACACGGGAAAGCCTTCGCGCGGCGAGAAGG